TTGCGTTTGAGTTTTATTTCAACAGCCAATGAGGAATGTTTTTTGTTAGAAAATTCGGAAGATGATTCTGACCAACTTGAGAAAATAGCTACAAAATTAAAAAATATAATCTGCGCTGAACTATCGAATATGGAAACTCATATCGAAGTAGAGACGACTTCAACAGAACAGAAGTTAAAAGCATATACTGGCTTTTTCAAATTGGTTCAGAATTTAGAAGAAATGATAAAACGGATACAGACGGATCGTGATAAAAAATCCAACCGGGGAGTGGATATATTGGAATTCCGCAAACAGCTTGAAAAACAAATTGCCAAGCTTGTCGACGAAAAAACTGAGAAGCCTATTCCTGGATAAACTTGATAAAGAAGCGCTTCAGCTCCTTAAACAGGATTGGCCCTTATGGGCACGATTAAAACAAAGGCCACCATTATGTGACTGGCGCACTTGGCTTATATTAGGTGGCCGTGGAGCAGGCAAAACACGCACAGGAGCTGAATGGTTAAAAGGTGTCGCACTTGCTGACTCACATTATCCTGGCAGTAGTGGTGGCAGGGTAGCGTTGGTTGGAACAAGTTATGACGATATGCGTGATGTTATGGTGGAGGGTGAGTCTGGACTGCTTGCGATACATGCAAAGTCTGAACGGCCTCAGTGGATATCATCGCGGAAAGAGTTAATTTGGCAAAATGGTACAATAGGGAAACTTTATTCTGCGGCTAATCCTGAGGGTTTGCGCGGCAATCAATTCGGTGCTGTTTGGTGCGATGAAATTTGCAAATGGAGTAATCTTGATGAAACTTGGGATATGCTTCAATTTTGCTTGAGGCTTGGGCATTCACCAAGGCAGGTTGTAACAACAACACCAAAACCATTGAAGCTTCTAAAAAAGCTGATGAAAGATCCAACGACGATTACAGTACGCTCAACAACGGCTGAAAATTCAAGTAATTTAGCGGATGGCTTTCTTGAATATGTAGAAGAAATTTATGCAGGAACGCGACTTGGTCGACAAGAACTCAATGGCGAAATCATTGAGCAAAATGAACATGCGTTATGGCGTAGAGAGCAAATCGAAGCTTCAAGGTTACAAAGTGCACCTGAATTAAATCGCATCGTAATTGCAGTTGATCCACCTGCTTCTTCAGGATCAAAATCGGCAGCATGCGGTATCATTGCTGCGGGTATGACTAAAGACGGAAGATGTTGTGTTGTAGAAGATAAAACGCTTCAAAAAGCAACGCCTGATAAATGGGCCGCTCAAGCTGTAGCGCTTTATCATTTGCTTGAAGCAGACGTCATTGTGGTTGAGGTTAATCAAGGTGGCGATATGGTAAAAACCGTGATCCATACGATTGACCCTAAAGTACCAGTACGTGCTGTACATGCAAGTAGGGGAAAATGGATTAGGGCTGAACCTGTGGCTCTTTTATATGAACGTCAACGCGTTTTGCATGTAGGAAAATTTGCGGAACTCGAAGACCAAATGTGTGCTTTTACACCTGATGGTATGGCAGAAGGCGTTTCACCAGATCGTGTAGATGCCTTGGTTTGGGCCATTACAGAACTTGCATTGTCAAAGCGTTTTGAACCTCGTGTTCGAAGTGCATAATTTTTAAATAAAAGACGGAACTCAATATGAACCGATTTTTCAACTGGCTGAATGCTTCAGCCAATAATTCTGCGAGCCTTGAAGAAAAGAATTCTACTGGCTCACTTATAGCGTTTCATTCTGCTGGAAATGCCATTTGGTCAACGCTGGATGGAAGAGAGCAATCAAGTGCTGCATTCGCAAAAATCCAGTTGTTTATCGGTGTGTAAGAATGATCAGCGAAGCTGCAAGTTCGATGCCTTTTACTGTGCGTATAGACAGAATAGAGCTTAACGAACATCCTGTGCTTGAGCTTATGACAAAGCCAAATGCAAGACAGTCAGGGCCTAAGTTGTTAGAGTGTTTATATGGCCATTTATTAATTTCTGGGAATGCTTACCTTACAAAGATAGAAGTGGCTGGTGAATTGCGTGAGCTACATGTGCTTGATCCCACAAAGATAAAGCCAATCCTAGATGAAAAAGGTTGGCCAAAAGCATATGAATATACAATTGGATTAGCCAAAACTACCTATGAGTTAGATGAGATTTTACATCTCGCTTTGTTTAATCCTTCTGATGATGTTAATGGACTTTCGCCTTTATCTTCTGCCAATATGGCGCTTGATATTCATAACTCTGCAAGCAGCTGGAATAAGGCTCTGCTGGATAATTCTGCAAGACCTTCTGGCGCTTTGGTCTATGCTTCATCTGCGGGAGAAAATTTAACCGATGATCAATTCAGCCGTTTAAAGGGTGAATTAGAAGAAGGCTATACAGGCTCAACCAAAGCAGGCAGGCCTATGTTACTTGAAGGTGGCTTGGATTGGAAAGCAATGGGGTATAGCCCGCGTGATATGGATTTTCTTCAGGCAAAAAATGGTGCAGCTCGTGAGATTGCCTTGGCTTTTGGTGTCCCCCCAATGTTATTGGGTATTCCTGGTGATAATACCTATTCAAATTACCAAGAAGCCAACCGAGCTTTCTGGCGTCAGACTGTCTTGCCTTTGGCAAATAAAACGGCTTGTGACATTGGTAATTGGTTAGAGGGTAGTTTTTCTGAAAGCTTTGCTCTTATTCCTAATATTGAACTGCTAGACGCGCTTGCAACTGATCGGGAAAGTCTTTGGAAGCGGTTGGGAGAAGCAAGTTTTCTCACGGATAATGAGAAACGCGAAGCTTTAGGATATCTACCTATTGATGATGAGGTCACTGTTTAACATGGCAGTTCCATCTCTACCAGATTTAAACGAAATACCTGAACAAGTATGGGTATTCATTGCAAAGGGCGTTGGGGCAGTTTGTGGATCGGCTATTTCTATTGCTTACCTTCTGCCAAAAAACCGTAGAGAGGCTTTCTTAAGGTTTTTTGTAGGCCTAACAATTGGAATGATATTTGGAACCTCAGCAGGCATAAAAATTGCTGATTACCTGGATATTATGCACCAGATTTCAAAAATAGAATTAGCGCTTTCAGGCGCTGCACTTGCAAGCCTTTGTGCTTGGTGGGGCGTTGGAGTTCTAGCGCGCCTTAGTCAACGTTTGGGCTCTACAAAGTAAAAAATTCAACATGGAGAATAGCATGAGAAACCGCGGTTTTATTACCCAGCGTGAAACTAAGTTTGCGCCTGTTACTGTGCAGGACGTGAAACTTGATGGTAGCTTTTCTGGTTATGCAAGTGTCTTTGGAGCAATCGATCAGGGCAATGATATGGTGGCACGCGGTGCTTTTTCAGCGTCCCTAAAAAATCGTCAACCAAACTCTGTAAGAATGTTATTTCAGCATGACCCTGATGAACCGATTGGTTGTTGGAAAAAAAATAAAAGAAGATGAAAAAGGACTTTTTGTTGAGGGTAAAATTACGCGCGGTGTAAGGCGAAGTGAAGAAGTTTTGCAGCTTATGCGCGAAGGGGCGTTGGATGGTCTTTCTATCGGCTTTAAAACCAAAAGAGCCCGCACCAACCCTTCAACAAAAGTGCGCACTATTTTAGCTGCTGATCTTTGGGAAATCTCGGTTGTAACTTTTCCTCTCCTGGAAGAAGCACGCATTGAAACCGTGAAATCTTCCAACAACACAAAACGACCTAGTGCAAGAGAATTTGAGCGATGGCTAACGCGGGATGCGGGGCTGTCGCGGCGTGAGGCCAAAACCATAATTTCAAATGGCTATAACGCACTTCACTGTAAGCGGGATGCGACAGTGAACGCTACCCTTGCGGATAAAATTCGCAAGGCAACACAAACCATATCTCAAAGGATATAACTTATGAAAACAGAACAAAATCGCGCACCCGAAGCAAAAGCTGCGACAGGCCAAGCGCAAGATGTAGCAGAATGTTTCGATGAATTTATGGAAGCATTTGAAGCCTTCAAGGAAACCAACGATGAGCGCCTAGCTCAAGTTGAAACTCAAGTTTCAGAAGATGTTATTACGGTTGAAAAAATGAACCGTATAAATAAGGCAATGGACGAGCAAAAATCATTGATGGATAATTTGCTGCTTAAAGGAAAACGACCTTCTTTCGGCACCACGGCTATTTCACCCATTGCAAACATTGAGCACAAGCAAGCTTTTAACAATTATATGCGTGGTGGTAACGAAGACGGCCTTCGACGTCACGAGCAAAAAGCACTATCTTATGGTTCTGATACTGATGGTGGTTATCTTGTGCCAGATGAAACAGCAACTGAAATTGGCCGTCGATTAGCGCTTGGTTCTCCTATTCGTGCAATCGCTGGCGTGCAGGTGGTTTCATCTTCAGTTTATAAAAAGCCATTTGCCGTAACAGGTCCTGCAACAGGTTGGGCTTCAGAAACAGAACTTCGTACTGAAACCGCCTCGCCAACCTTATCTGAATTGCAGTTTCCAACGATGGAACTTTATGCAATGCCCGCAGCAACCTCTCAGCTCTTGGATGATGCAGCCGTTGACATTGATGCTTGGATTGCAAGTGAAGTGGAACAAGCTTTTGCAGAACAAGAAAGCGCAGCATTTATCAATGGGGATGGTGTTAATAAACCACGTGGTTTCTTAACCCACACAACCGTTGATGAAAGCAATTGGTCTTGGGGTAACCTAGGCACAATATCGACTGGCAATGATGGGGCTTTTGCAGATGCGGATGCGTCTGACACGCTTGTAGACACAATTTACTCATTGAAAGCTGGTCACCGTCAAAATGCTAATTGGGTGATGAACCGCAAGACGCAAGCTGAAGTGCGAAAACTAAAAGATGCCGACGGAAATTATCTTTGGCAAGCACCTTCAGTAGCTGGGCAAGCTGCCAGCTTAATGGGTTTTGGGGTTGTTGAAGCAGAAGATATGCCAGATATGGCATCTGAAAGTTTGTCTATGGCTTTTGGTGATTTTAATCGTGGTTACTTGATTGTTGACCGTACAGGTGTTCGTGTTTTGCGCGATCCATATTCTGCCAAACCTTATGTCTTGTTTTATACCACTAAGCGTGTTGGTGGCGGTATCCAAGATTTTGATGCCATCAAACTTGTTAAATTCGGTGCAAACTAACAACGCTTCCTCCCACGTTGTTGCTCTTAATTAAGAGTATGTACTGATAACTGGCCCCGTCATATTTGGCGGGGCTTTTTTTATTCTAAATCAGGAAAAAATTATGCCTATAGCGACGCTGATTGCGCCAAAAGCCATGCCGGTTACATTACCTCAAATCAAACGACACTTGCGCTTAGATCATGATCAAGATGATGAATATCTTGTTGAATTAACTCAAGCTGCAACGCTCCATGTGGAAGCAACAATTGGTCATTTTCTGATTAATAGAACGGTTCGCCAATATATTGATACAATGCCAGCAAGTCGATCTATATTTTTGGAAGCCTGGCCTGTCAAACACATTACAGAGGCGCGCGGGTTTGATGTGAACGGTGATATCAATATTTTCAATACGGAAAATTATCGCCTTGATAATCGCATGGATCCTCCAGCTTTAATTATCAATACGAACATTTCCTTCAATGCATTTTCTAATGGTATTGAAATCGACATGGTCGTTGGATATGGCGATACAGGGTTTGACGTTCCTTCCAATATAACTAGAGCCATATTGGTTCTAATCGCTCATTGGTATGAGTTTCGTGGTGCATTCATAAAAGGCAATGAGACGTCTCATATTCCTGAACAATTAAATAGCTTGCTCAATCCTGTAAAAAGGGTGCGCTTATGAAAAATGCGAAAATCTATGATGCTGGAAGGTTTAATCGGCAGTTAACTATAGAAAATGAAGTAGAGCTTTCAGATGGATGTGGCGGGTTTGTTTCAAGGTATAAACCTCAAGACACTGTTTGGGCACATATATGTCCTGTTAAATCCGCTAACATCCAAAGAGCGGATAATTCTATTGTAGAAATTTCACACCGTATTCTGATCAGGTTTCGTGCAAATATCTCAACCAAAACAAGATTTGTAACAGGCAGTCGACACTTTGAGGTTGAAAGCGTTCGGGACCCAGATGAAACACGACGTTACCTTGAATGTGATTGTGTTGAACGTAAATGAGCAAGCTTTCAATTAAGATAACTGAGGTGGATTTAACTACCCTGATTAAGCGAATTTATGCTGACATTAATAAGCGTCCTGCAAAACATTTAATTGATAATTCCAAAACAAAGAAACTGAAGAGGCTGCAAAGATGACCCACCCAGCACTAGCATTGCAAGGCGCAATGTTCTCAAGCCTGTTGGCATCAAGTGAATTGATAGGAATGCTTGGTGGTCAGCACATTTTTGATGATGTCCCTAAGGCTCAAAAATTTCCCTATGTGGTGTTTGGTGAAGCCATACACAATGATTGGAGTACTAGTACTGAAAAAGGTATGGAACACGCCATCACACTCAATGTCTGGTCAGATCAAAATGGGCGTAAAGAGGCATTAACATTAGCACAATTCATACACGATGCGCTTCATAGTTTGCCAAAACAATTAGAGGGTCATGCATTGGTAAACTTCACTCATGAATTTACCGAAGTTGACAAAGATCAAGACAGTGAATTGTTTTTGGCAAAAGTAAATTTTCGCGCCGTAACTGAACCACTCACATACTCATAAAAAATAAGGAATATAGATATGGTTGCTCAAAAGGGTAAAGACCTGCTTTTGAAATTAAATGCAGATGGAAATGGTTTTACAACGATAGCAGGGCTGCGGGCGCGGCAAATCTCATTTAATGCAGAAACAGTTGATACAACTGACTCTGAATCTGCGGGGCGGTGGCGAGAACTATTGTCAGGAGCTGGATTGCGTAGAAGCTCAATAACAGGCGCTGGTTTATTCAAAGACGCTTTAAGTGATGAGTTGGTAAAATCAGTTTTTTTCAATTCAAATATAGTTCCTTGGCAAATCATTATTCCTGATTTTGGCTTGGTTGAAGGACTATTTCAGATTGTATCACTTGAATATGCTGGGCAACATGATGGTGAGGTTACCTTCAACATAGCTTTGGAGTCTGCGGGCGAAATTAACTTTACGAGTACTAGCTAATGATTAACTCCTTCAGAGGTGAAATTGACGCTGAACTTGATGGTAAAAGTTGGACGCTTTGTCTAACTTTGGGTGCGCTTGCATCGCTTGAAGGTGAACTTGAAGTTAGTAATCTGGGTGAGCTTGCAGCACGATTTTCTGATGGAAAACTGAGCGCTTCCGATATCTTAAAAATTATCACAGCTGGCCTTGTGGGCGGTGGCCATAAGATTACTCTCGAAGAAGTTGCAGACATGCGAGTAGAGGGCGGTGTAAGCGGCTATGTTTCTATAGCTGCAAAACTATTGGAAGCTACTTTCACACCGATGATAACCAATGAATAAAAATCAGTGGTTGCCATGGTCTCAATTAATGGGATTTGGTTTCGCAAAGTTGCAATTAAGCTCGTCTGACTTTTGGTTGCTAACACCGCGAGAATTTGATTCTGCAGTCGAGTTATATCTGGGCTTTCAACATGATTATAACGCACCATCACGCAATAAAGTGACTGAGTTGATGAGAGATTTTCCAGATGTCTAAAGGAATAAAATAGATGAATGAAAGAACAGTTGCTGTCGATGTTACCGCAGATACAAGTCAGTTTGATCAAGCAATGGAAGCATTGAATAATAGTACTAAAGATTTTGGAAAAACATTTTCGTCAACGATCACGCAAGCTATTACTTCTGGTAAAAGTTTCGAAGATACATTGCGATCAATTGGTCAAAAGTTTGTAGATTTAGCACTTAATCAAGCTCTCAAACCCTTAGAAAATGTTTTTGGTAATGTTCTAAGTTCTTTAGCAGGAGGTGTAGGCGCTGGTTCAGGCATACCTGGCTTTGCAAAGGGCGGTGTTTTTTCAAATCAATCGGTCGTTCCTTTTGCAAATGGTGGCGTTGTTTCTAGTCCAACACCATTTAATTTTGGTCAACGATTGGGTGTTATGGGCGAGGCAGGGCCAGAAGCTATTATGCCTTTAAAAAGAGGACAGGATGGAAAGCTTGGCGTGGCAGCTGCCTCCAGTTCAACTGGGGGTATGAATGTTGTATTCAATGTAAATGCGACGGACGCCTCAAGCTTTAAACGATCAGAAGGGCAAATCACTGCAATGCTTGCAAGAGCAGTTTCTCGTGGGCAGAGAAGTTTGTAGTTGCCACTCAATAATAATAAATCTCACATATAAAAGGTTAGATATGAATTCAAATATTTCATTTCATGAAGTTCAGTTTCCAACTGACCTTGCGTTGGGTGCATCAGGGGGGCCAGTTAGACGAACAGAGGTGATTTCGCTTGGTTCTGGCAAGGAACAAAGAAACGCAAGATGGGCACACTCAAGGCGTCGGTATGATGCGGGATATGGCATTAAGACGATAACAGATCTACAAATTGTGATTGAATTTTTTGAAGAACGTCGCGGTAGACTTTATGGATTTAGATTTAAAGATCCGTTGGATTTCAAATCTGCAAAAGCGGGTAATGAAATTTCGCAGCTTGATCAGACAATAGGTGTAGGCGATGGGAAAACAAGAAAGTTTGAATTGATAAAGCGCTATGGGAGCGAAGAAACCGGCTATGTTAGACGCATACATAAACCAGTATCTGGAACAGTAAGAATAGCATTGGATGAAAGTTTAGTATCCAATACTAACTATTCTGTGGATTTGGCAAATGGCTGTATTGAATTTAATTCAGGCCAGGTGCCGCAAGAAGGTCAGGTTTTAAAAGCCGGTTTTGAGTTTGATATTCCTGTTCGTTTTGATGCAGACGCAATCTCAATTAATATGACGCATTTTGAAGTGGGTGATATCCCATCTATTCCATTGTTGGAGTTGCTCATTTGAAAAATCTATCACCAGAAATTCAAAACCATATTGAGAGTGATGTAACCACTCTTTGCCGTTGTTGGATACTAGAAACAACAGCTGGTCAAAAACTTGGTTTTACAGATCATGATGAAACCATCACTGTTGAGGGCGTTTTATGCGAAAAAGATGCTGGTGTTGAAGCAAGCGGCATCGAAGAGAGGCTTGGTTTAAACACGAATACAAGTGAAGTTTCAGGTGCAATACAATCTGATTATATAACGCGTGAAGCAATCACGGCAGGTAAATTTGATAACGCTCAAGTGTCTACATACATAGTAAATTGGCAGGATGCTTCGCAATATTTTCTCGATCAAGTTTCCTTGGTTGGAGAGATTGTACAAGAAGACGGTCACTACCGAATGGAGCTTAGAAGTCTATCCTCAAAATTAGAGCAGACTAAAGGAAATCATTTTATTAAAAACTGCCAAGCAGATTTGGGTGATGATAAATGCAAAGTAAATCTTTCTACCTCTGAATTCAGGTCAATAGGAAACATTTCTCAAGTTAAATCTCAAACTATCCTTTGGATAAAAGGGATAGATGATTTTGAAAATGCATGGTTTCGTGGCGGGTTTTTAACCTTTAATACAGGTGCAAATAAAGATCTTAAAATGGAAATATCTGAACATATTAAGTTAGATGGCATTACCATTTTACATCTTTGGCAACCTATGCCCAATCCTATTAAAGTTGGTGATAATTTTTCAGTTGTTGTGGGGTGCAATAAGAGTTTTTCGACATGCGGAGAAAAGTTTTCAAACACCATAAATTTTAGAGGTTTCCCCCACATGCCAGGTAACGCTTTTGCTCTGAGTTATGCAGGAAATTCTGATAATTTTGATGGCGAGCCAATAATAAAATGAATGATAAAGCATTAAGACGAAGAGTGGTTCGAGAGGCCCGCTCCTGGATAGGTACGCCTTATCTTCATCAAGCATCAATACATTTGCAAGGTGCAGATTGTTTAGGTTTAGTGCGCGGTGTTTGGAGAAAATGCGTGGGCGAAGAACCTCAAGAAATGCCAGTATACTCTGCTGATTGGGGTGAGTTTTCAAAACGTGAAAACATGCTGGAAGCCGCGCATAAATGGTTTGTCCCTATTACAAAAGAGCAAGCCTTAGCTGGTGACCTAATATTGTTTAGATGGCGTCGTTCAGCCGTTGTCAAACATGTAGGCATTTTAACAAACCCCTTACGTGCCAAACCAAAGTTTATTCATGCGTATGAAAAAGCAGGCGTGGTAGAAACAACATTAGGTAAACAATGGAAAGCAAGAGTTGAAGCGTGTTTTCGATTTCCTTCACCTGATTTATTTGGAAAATAATTTATGGCAACAGTTGTCTTACAAACCGTTGGAGCAGTGGTTGGTGGCGCCATTGGCGGGCCTTTTGGTGCAATTTTAGGTCGTGCTGCAGGTGCTGCTGCGGGCTATGCAATTGATCAAACTTATCTTGCAAAAGATCAAGTTATACAAGGCCCCCGCCTCGATGGGTCCCGCATTTTATCTGCCATTGAAGGTGCGCCAATACCAAAAATTTATGGTAGAAACCGTATCTCTGGGCAAATCATTTGGGCGACAAGATTTGAAGAGGTTGCCAGTACACAAAAGCGTGGCGGCAAAGGTACTGGAAATAGCTCAAGCACAACCAGTTTTTCATATTTCGCAAATTTTGCAATTGGTTTATGTGAGGGCTCTGTATCTGGAGTGAGACGAATTTGGGCCGATGGTAAAGAGCTTGATTTGACTAAAATAGAATTCAGATTCTATGACGGAAACGAAAGCCAAGAAGCTGATCCATTAATCGAGGCCAAGCAAGGCATAGGAAAAACGCCAGCTTTTAGAGGAACGGCATATATGCTTTAGAAGATTACGGCAATAGAATTCCTCAATTAAGTTTTGAAATAGTAAGAAGCATTGGCTCACTTGAGAAAAATATAAAATCCATAACAGTAATTCCTGGCTCGACTGAATTTGGGTATGATACTGAATTAATAGCAACGGGCGGTGGTGAAGAAACTTACAACGCTAGAAATCGCCACGTTTCAGTAGCCATGACAGATTGGGAAGCTTCAATAGATGAACTTCAAATGGTCTGCCCTAATCTTGAATCTGTTTCATTAGTTGTTTCTTGGTTTGGAACCGATTTAAGAGCGGGGGAATGTAAAATTCTTCCAGGCGTTACCACAAGAATAGGTGGAAGATGGCAAGTTAATAATCTTCGACGCAATGAAGCACATTTAGTATCGCAAGTGAGCGAACGCCCCGCATTTGGAGGAACACCAGATGACAGTTCAATAATAAGGGCAATTAAAGATTTAAAGTCTCGAGGGCTAAAGGTTGTTCTTTACCCATTTATTATGATGGACATTCCAAGTTCAAATGGATTGCCAGATTTATCAGGGGAGGGCGAGCAAGCTGTGTATCCATGGCGTGGAGAAATATCTTGTTACCCAAGTCCAGGCAGCGAAAACTCAGCGGATAAAACCTCACAAGCAAGGATGCAACTTGATACATTCGATGAGCAATATCATAAACTGATTATTCATTATGCGAACCTTTGTAGCGAGGCAGGTGGTGTAAGCGGTTTTCTTATTGGCTCCGAGTTGCGAGGATTAACCCGTGTTCGCGATGAAGATGGCAAATTTCCTTTTGTTGAAACTCTTATAAGATTATCTTCAGAATGCCGCCAAATTCTTAGCTCTGAAACTAAGATTACATATGGTGCTGACTGGTCATGTTCTTTTTAATTTAGACTCTTTTTGGGCAGCGCCAGATATCGACTCAATTGGTATCGATAATTATATGCCTTTGTCAGATTGGCGTGATGAAGGAGATATTCAAAACCCTAAAGCCCTTTCAAGTCATAGTCTTGAATACCTTCAATCTAACATTGCAGCTGAAGAAGGATACGATTGGTATTATAGATCTTATGAAGATCGAGTGAACTATATACGTACCCCAATCACTGATGGTTTTGGTGAGCCTTGGGTGTTTCGTTACAAAGACTTAGAGGCTTGGTGGTCTAACCCCCATCATAATCGAATTAACGGAAACCGCGAAACAGAACCTACGGCTTGGATACCAAAATCTAAACCATTTACTTTTACAGAACTTGGCTGCCCCGCAGTTGATAAAGGTACAAATCAACCCAATGTTTTTTATGATCCAAAATCAGCACAATCAAGTTTGCCTTATTTTTCATCTGGTGGACGGGATGATTTAATTCAAAGAAGATATCTCGAAGCACAGTATGATTTTTGGACGCAAGATGAAAACAATCCGAGGTCGGATAAATATCAAGGCAGAATGCTTGAAATTGATTCAATGACACCTTGGGCATGGGATGCAAGGCCTTTTCCTTGGTTTCCATTACAGCTTGATACTTGGAGTGATGGTGACAACTGGTATCTTGGGCATTGGCTTACAGGACGGTTGGGTGGATGTTCGCTGCAAGATCTAGTTCTGCAAATCCTAAAAGATTTTGGGTATGATGATATTAATGTCAAGCTTGATGGTATAATCGATGGATATCTTATTCCCAATCAAACATCTGCCAGAGCAGCGCTTGAACCTTTACTTGCTTTACATAATATTCAAGTTTCTGAAGAAGGTGGACAAATAACAATTCAGGATCGTGCATACGCAGATCACCTCTTTATAAACAATGATATTCTGGTTCACGAAGAAAACGAGTTTGAAACAACCCTTAAACGTGGAAATGATTTAGAGCTGCCTAGTGAGGCCGTAATTACTCATGGATCTGTTTTTGGTGATTATGAAGAAACTGCTACTAAATCAAGGCGCCTTGAAGGGCATAGCGACCGACAAATAAGTCTTCAAGCTCCAATTATATTACCTGAGACGACCGCCCATAAATTAGCTGATACACATTTAAGGGAAGGGTGGGTTGGTCGCGAAGAAGCCGTTGTAAAAGTACCAATCTGCAAACTAGCATTGGCCAACGGAGATATTATAAATTTTTCAGATAGTGATGGCAAAAAATGGCGAGTAAACCAAGTTGAGAGGAACTTGTCCCAAACAGTTTCACTATCTTCTGTGGTTGAGTTGCCTAAACTTTCTGCTGCACAAAACACCAAGTTGCGTGCAAATATAATTCCAAATTTTTTTGGTAAGCCAAATGCCATATTACTAGATTTACCTTTGTTGAAAGCAAGTGACCAAAACAAATCAATTTTGCATTTGGCAGTAGAAGCTATGCCTTGGGCAGGCTCATATAGCGTCTTGTCTTCATTTGAAGAGGATGGGTTTTCTAATCGTACGGTCATAAGTTCAAGAGCAACTATTGGGAAGTTATGTAATCAGTTTGGTGTAGGGCCAAGCGGGCGGTGGGATTATGATAATGTGCTTTTAATTTCACTCCATAATGGAAGTCTAGAGAGTGCTTCGCATTCTGCCGTTCTAAATGGAGCAAATATAATTGCGCTAGAAAGTTCAAACGGTAACTATGAGCTGCTCCAATTTACAAAAGCAGAACTTCAAAGCGATGGTAAATGGAAGCTCTCGCAGCTTCTAAGAGCGCAACTAGGAACAGAACCAGAATTAGAAGCTGGCACATTTATTGGTGCTAACGTCATAATTCTAGACGCAGCAATTTACCCATTAGAAATGAGCGATAATGAAGCAGGGGTTCAACAAAATTGGCGGCTTGGTCCTGCAGGTGATAATGTTGCCGATGAAACTTATATAAATTTATCCCATACCTACAGAAGCCGAAGCACAAAAATGCTCTCACCAGTGCATTTGAAATCTGTAAAGACAATTTCTGGGGATCATCAAATTACATGGATAAGACGCGGTACTTTAAATGCGGATAGCTGGGAAGGCACAGATATATCACTAGAGGCTTCTCCTGAAAATTATGACATAAAATTTATTGATAGTTCAGGTGCATTAAAGCGCCAAGTTACGAGTGCTATTCCAAGCTTTATGTATACAAAAGATATGTTTCAAACTGACATAGCTAATCATCAAGATGAAATAGAAATTCAGGTCTCTCAATTTAATAAGAGTGGTCAGCCAGGCTTTTCAGAAAAAATTATACTCCAAAACACATAGAAGGAAAAATAAATGGTTGAAGAAAAACAATGGTATCAATCAAAAACAATATGGGGCGCACTTATTGCAGTTGCTGCTTCAATGCTTGGCGGCTTAGGCATTTCAATTGAAGGGGCGGTTCAAAACGATCTTGCAGAAGCAATGCTTCAGCTCGTGGGTGCAATTGGCGCAATGATTGCAGTTTACGGAAGATTGTCAGCAACTGAAATCATTACTTAAAGGCTCAGTTTAGTATGATTAGTTTTATAAAAACATTCTTGTCTTTTTTGTCTGTGGCAATGCGATTGATTGAAAAATATAAAACTAATCAGAAGGTTAAATCAGACAATGATCAACGCAATAAGGCTATAGCCTATGAAAATTTGCAAAAAGCAATTCAAGCAAAGATTAATGCTCGCAACGCTAATTCCAATAATGACGTCATGTCAAACGATGGTTTCAAGCGTCAATAAGCAGGAAAAATGGTCTTGCATAGCTTATCAGCCAATTACATGGTCATCTAAAGACACAAAGGAGACAATTCTCCAAATAAAAACGCATAATGCAGTTTGGACTGCATTATGCGACACTAAACATATTAGTGAACTCTAATAATATTCATTTTTGGTTCAGAAGAACCATGATATAACTTTTTTCATGAAATTATTAAATTTGATCATAGTTACGTTCGCGCTAATGCTATTACACAACACATCGGCTTTTGCAGATGCTTGTAGTAATGCAGCGCGAGCTATGATTAATGGTGATCCAAACTCTACGCTTTTATCTGTGAAATCAGTAAAAGCTGGTAATGGAAAAACAACATGTGAAGCGCGCATTAAAGTGACAAGTGATAACAAACCGCCTCGTATCGTTGTTAAAAAATTCAAACCTTAA